ATATATAATAAAAAAAAGTTTATAAAAAAATGAAATATATTGTTAATCGTGAAGTATTCTTACAAAGAAATATTTCAAAAAAATTTGAACAAAGTCCATATTCCGGTCATGATTTTCCTATATATGAAGAATATAGTACTATGGGAAAGCCAATGTTTTCTAATGATATTGGGTGGAATGATTCATTACTAGGTCGTTTAATAAATCATATTATACGAAAAATTAAAGTCAAATTGGCTTCTTTGGTTCAAATTCCAAGACTGATTAATAGACTTAATGACGAATTTGAGAGAATTCATACAAATGGTATGTTGTTGGCTACTTATGATGCTGACATTAAATACCAAATGGAGGTTATTAAAGTAGAAATATATTCATTTATTTTTGAGTTAAGGCAATCTATCTATAAGGGAGATGATGTTTCTGTTATTAAAGAATTGGCTCAATCAGCTTTAGATAATTTAGAAAAATCAGACGATGAATTAGAGAATAAAAGTGAGATGATTAATGAAATTAAAAAACTATTAGACTTTTTAAAAAATTATAAAACATCTGATTCTAAGACATCTTCTGATGATTCTTTTAGTGAAAATAATGATCAATTTGTTGATAAGTATGATTTGTTGATTTCTAATTTAACATATCTATCAAAAATTATTGAACAGTATAAAAAAATAAATATTGATGATTCTTCATCTAATTCTAATGTTGTTGATAAAAAACAACCGGTTAATCCAAATGTTAATGTTGATAAAAAGGCTAAGGTTGCTTCTATAGTTGATAGTTATCAGTCATTTTGTGAGAATGTTATATCAAAAGAACAAAATCACGCATTACAAGCATTTAAGAAATTAAAAGTTCAATGTCAAAATTTAGATAAAACATTGAAGGGTTCTAAAGATCCAATTGTTAGTAATGTTGAGTTAAGTAAAGTTATATCTAATAAAGATAGTGAGGTTTATAAAAATTTTATAATAAAATTATATGTTGATATTGTTAAAAACCTTTCTGGTAAAAATAAGACATTTACTATTCCAACTAATAAATTGTATGAAAATTGGAATTTTAGAATTGATAAACTAACAACCAGTGAATTTAGTTCAATATCTGATAAAATTTCTAGATTTGCTCATGTCGCACTACTTTTTAAAAATGATGAAGAACTTTATAGTGAATATAATTTTGATGGTGTTGACTTTGGAAAAAATTTAAAAGGATATGTTGATACAATGAGCCAGATAAAACTATTAAAAGTCGGATCTACAGCTTCTAATGATAATAAGAATGACGAAGATAATAAGTCAAATAATGACGAGCTTTCTAAATATTTTGAAGATAATTGTAGTATTGTTTCCAAATTTGAAGTTGATGAGAGAATAGTCGAGGAATTAGAAGTAAAACTTAAAAATATTAAACTCCAAACTGGTTTTATAATTGATGGTTTTGATCCAATAATAGAAATATTAAGAATATTTAACCAAGCTTATAAATTATATATGACACAGATTATTACCAAAAGAAGTCGAAATTTAGATGGTTCAGGTGCTGGTCCAAGTCCAGGTACTCTTTTGGAATATACTGATATGGGTAGTGGTAACGGCCCTTGGAGAAATGACGAGGTATTTGATAAATGGGAAAATGCGGTTTATGACATTCTTGGTCAGAGAAAATATCAAGTTATTTTTGACAAAAACACTGTTCTTAGAGTAGGTGATGAGATTAGAGAAGGTAAGGGTCCAATGCTTAGAAAGTTTATGACTGATCTATTAGATGGAACTAAGTTGTATGGTAATGGTAGTACTGGTGATGGAGTTGGTGCTCAGAAAAATTTATTAGATAAATATTTTGATGAACCGCCGAGAGATCCTAGTGTTGAACCTACTGGTTCCACTACTACTGTTCAAGCTAATGCTGAAATGCAGACAACTATAAATGAAAATAGTAAGAAATTGCATATTTTGAATTTAAATTCACCTGGTAATATTTATTTACCGAAAGCGGGAACATTCTTTATAATAGATGCTACTTTAGTTTCCATAAATGAAGAAGCTGGTAGTCCTGGATCTAAAGTTCAAATATTCGCTTATCACATCAGTGATAATAAAATAGCTTTTATTAGAAGTTTTGGACCATGGAAAAAATTATTAGAACCAGTTCAGATAGATAAAAATGAATTAAATAATATGATAGAAAAACCTAGACAGGAGAACGGTAATGCATATAATATCAATTATTTAAATTTATCAGATTTTAGAATTTTCCAAAATAATAAAGAAGTTAAAATTACATATACAACAAAAGAAAATTTTACGAAGAGTTCGGAACTTGTTATAAATATTTCGAATATTTATAAATTATGTACTAAAGAAGGTGATAAAGATATGGAAAATCTAGACTTATCTGAAAAAATGAAAGATTACAAACAAAAATTTCAAAATTTAGGAATTGACTTTGGTTTTGTTCCAAATGCTAAAAATAAAATTGAAAAATATACTAAATGAGATATTTGAAGAAATGGAATATTTGGTTAGAAAATTTAGAAATTAAAGATTCTGATACATCTGATATTAAAAAGGCTAAAGAAAAGTTAAATACTCTTAGATCTCAAATTAATGAGTTTAATTTGAAGTATAAAGAAATTGAAACTGCTTACAAATCGAATGATGATAAGAAAATATTAGACATGGAGAAAAAAATATTTGGAGATACTGATATTAAAACCGGTTCAGATAGAAATGAATTCTTAGTTAAATATTTAAATATAGCCAAAAAGAGTAGAGAAATTGATAAGAGTGTTAATAAAATAGCTACTGATAATTTAAATCTACAGAAATCTCAAGATATTTTAAATATAACAACTGATAGCGGTATTAAAAATCAGTATAATGTTGAGATACCAAAATTAAAACAAAAAATTCAAGATACAAAAAGTGGTATTGAGAAGAAAAAAGTTGATATTACTAATCAATTTAAGGATATTCAAAAGGAAATGTTGGATAGAGAAAAAGAAATGATAGATTATATCAATAAAATTAAAAAAGACTCAGATAAAAAGTATTAAAAATAGAAAAAAATGGTTTTTTATACTTTATATATATGATAACAAAAAAAAATAATTAAAAAAATATGGCAATTCAAATTGGAAAATACAAAAGACCAGGTATATTTATCGAGGAATTTGATAAATCCATTATTGAAACACCTCAATCAGTTGATCCTTTGGTTAACCTGGTTATCGGTGTCTCAAAAAAGGGACCTGTGAATACACCAGTTAAAGTTAGTACTCTGAGTGAGTTTCAGGCTATTTATGGTGAAATCGACAGAAATTTGGAGAGAAGGGGATCTTTCTTTCATAGAACTGTTGAAAAGATGTTAGAAAGTTCACCAGTTTATGCGATGAATTTGTTGTTAACGAATGATAACTTAGATAGAGCTGAGTATCAATCGATATCAGCTTCATCTGATATTATAAGTGATGTTAAGAGATTAGGTCCTTATAGAAGATATCATGATACTACTGGTTTCTGGAAAAAAGATACGGAATCATTCCTTAACTTAACAAGACCTACATCAGGAGCTAGAATATTAAATATTACTAATTTATCTGATAAACCAGTATCTGTTTTTATCTATAAATCAAGAACAACTGGATATGATATCACTGCTGAATCTTGGTATGGTTCTATTGATAGGGTACCAACATTTATGAACCCTAAAGATTTTATATCTGATTATATGGTTGATGTTGCTATCGTTTCTGGTAACTGGTCAGATTATAGAACTTTAGCTCAAGATAAAGTTTGGAGTAATTACTTCTTTTATGATGCTAAGTTGGGATCTGGACTTAGAAAAAACCTTGTTTTGAATTTTATTCAAAATAGAAATGTTAAAACATTGGGTTATTATGAAGGTCTTTCTTTAATCCCTTATTTTAGAAATAGAGAAAATAAAAATCTGTTCATTGAGACAAATCTTAATAGAGATACTGAAAAAACTGGTATTTTCTGCGCATTTAATATTGATGCAGTTGAAAATGAAAGTGTTAGTACACTTATCGACTTAGTTGGTCATACAATTGCTAATAAGAATGAGACAGTAATTAATTTCTTATCTTATAATGCTAATATTTCAGAAGAGATTACTTTTGGAACTAAACCATTGGATTTACCTGGTAATGTTACTGCTAATTTGGGTGGTTTGACTTATAGTTTCTCCGTTAATAAAGTTGATACTCAATCTTCTGGTGGTAGTAATAAAATTAATGCAATTTCTACAAGAAAAACATGGACAAATTCAAATGAATATAACCTTGTTGATAATCATCATACTAATCAAGATCATTTTTATGGTAAATTAACAAGTGGTGCTGCTACATACTCTGGTGTTCAAACTAATTATAAGAATAGAACTTCATGGTTTGCTGATTTTACTACTTGGGGTATTAAATATGATGGTTATACAGTTTCAGATACATTGCTTGTCAATGCTACTACTGATCCAAAATTATTGACAAGTAACGAAACTTATACATCTTTTGGAAAAATAACTATAAAATATAACATCAATGTTAATGCTTATGCTATAATAAATGGTGGTTATTTACCGGTTATTTGTGAAGGTGTAATTAATAATAATTACAGAGAACAGTCCTTTACTATCGATGTAAATCAGTTTCAAGCTTCGGGTAGCGCTATACAATTATATTGCGCTACTGTTATTTATGATTTTGAAACTAATAAGATCGTAATTAATGTTAATACAAATGGTAGTGCTGTTATTGGTGTTGGAGCTAATGATATAGTTTTAAACACTTTCAAATTTAGAGTAAAAGGTGATGCTAATGGTCTTAATAGATTTATACCTTTCAGTCAATATCAAAAATATCAAATTGGTGATAATATTGTAGAAGGTAGATATTCTCCAAATATAATAGGAGAGTATTATGGTATTGGTAATCCTTGGGGTGTTGTCGCTAGACCAACAACTAATAATATAAATGATTTTTCAACGTCGACATTTCAAACTTCCTTTGGTAATAGTTGGTTAAACAACCAAGGTACTAGTATAGGTGCGGATTCGTATATGAATGTTGAGAATGTGCATGTTGATACATCATTTTTATCAATTGGTAGTGATCTTTCTAATCCATTAATACATGATAACTCTTCATATATTCAAACTTTTTATAAAAATAGTTCAACTAAAGTTAACTTATTTAATGATCCATCTGCTCCAATTGGGACATTGGGTAATCAACAGTTTACTGGTGGTAGTTTCTCAACTCCTTCAGGTCAAAGTCATATGAGAGGTGGATATGTTTATGATGCTAGGATTTTAACATACTCAAATATTGATAGATGGAATTATGCGAGTCTTACTCCTGTTTTTGCTACCTCTTCTACACCGAGTACGCAAATTGGATCTTGTGAAATGATTCTTGACTCGAATAACAGACAGTTATATGCTAAATGGGGATCTAATGGTCTTAATAGTAATATCACATTAAATACTGGAGATCTTGTTTCGGTATGGATTTCTGAACTTAGCTCTGGTGCATTGTCAAAAATCTATTCCAATACTAATAATAATTTATTTAACTCAACAAGTCAAAATTTTTGGTTTAATAGACCGGTTGCTAATAGTAATCTTCCAATTTTATTAATGGTTGATTATGTTGATTATTCTAATAATAGAATATTTTTCCTAAATGGTTATGGAAATAATGGAGCTTTTCCTTTAAATTCTTATCTTGAAGGAACAAAAACCTTATTGACTTTTGCTGGAGCTTCAAGTTCTGTGGCAAATCAAGAAACTAAAAATTCTCCAAATTTAGTTCAGAATAGAAGTTTAACGGGTACTAATACTATGACGGGAACTTCAAATGCTGCTTACTCAAGAACTGGATTAACTGCATCAACTACTATTGTTGCTAATGGTGTTTCCACTACTTGGTATATGAGAGTTAGTTTTTCACTTCCGACTGCTACACCAGCTGCTAGTTTTGCTACAAGTTCGAAGATCACAGTATCTGATGTTCATTATGATATATCTTACTTTACTACACCTACTGGTACTTCTGTATATGTTCCGGATTCGGTGAATTTATTTAACACGGCTTCAAATTGGCAAATCGCATCGGTTCAGTTTGGTGCTCTTCCTACTGGTATTACTCTACAGGCTGGACAAACTGTACCATTTGGGAATTTAAGATTCAACTTATCACAGGCTGATGTTGATGCAATCATAAATGATCTTAGTAAAGTAAATCAAAATGCTAAAATAACACTTGAAAAAGTAAATCATGATTTATTTGATTATAGAGTTTCTTATGAGGGTAATGGTAAAATTAAATATACTTTCTTGGGTACGGATAATGCTAAAAATCCTGCAAACTATAGAGTCTATAGAAGACATAGAATGTTTGATAAATTGGTTAGCTTATTAAATAGTGCTGATAAATTCAAAAGAGTTATGTTATTGAATAGTGCTTCTTCTAATGGGAAAATTAGTATGGAGAATATGTCAATTTCTGATATAGTAACTTCAACAACTCAAAACAAATCATTTATATTGAATACTGGATTACCAAATTCAGAAATCGTTAAAACAGACTGGGAAAAAGTATTGCAGGGATTTTTAACTATTTATTCTGTTGATGATGAGGTTATATTGGGAAGAAATGGTTTTGATACTAAAATGATTGGTCTGACTAATAGTGTTACTGAGATTGATCCATTAATTGGTGACGGAATTGGTGTTGTTTCTAAATACTCAGATTTATATCAAAATTACTATAATGGTATAATAAACAATGGTGATTATTTTCAAAATGTTAGAACACCATCTGAAGTTTATAAGAAAGATGGTTATACTGTAACTTTCTTTGATGGTGAAGAAGATAGAACTATTACTGGATTGAATACTGGTAAAACTAGTTTATTTGCTGGGTATAACTATATTATGTTTACCGCATCTTTCCCTAATAGTCCAACTGAAGTTAATGATATGAAATTTAACGTAGGTGATAATATTACTTTAGTGGATTCTGTTTTAAATAGAAGAAGAATCACAATTTTAAGTGATAACTTAGTATCACCTGTTTCAAATTCGGCTACATTATTCAATGACTCATTGGGGGCTACTTTAGATGCTGGTATTGTTGCTGCTAATGGTACTCAAAAAACATATATTTATAAAGTTTCCGAAGAAGTTGCTTACGAAAAGATTTTTGGAGTTAAAAGAATATTGGATAATAACCCAGCTACTGGTTTCTACTACTTAAATATGTTTGTTCAGGATAAATTAGAATCTAACTTTTTAACTAAAGATGCTTTAAGTATAAGATTTAAAAACTCATATGGATTGACACTTCCAATGCCACCATTATCTAATTTAGATGCTTTAACTAAGTTTAACGTTGTATCACAAAGCTCTAGTTATAAACAAAGTTTAGAACTTGAATATCCAGCTACTTATGATATAAATGGTACTTATGTTTATGGCACATCTAAAGATACTGATTTAATTGATATGGAATATGGTACATGGTTACCTGATAATAAAGTGTTAGTTAAAGCTGATAGATATTCTGAAATCAGAATTGGAGATTTCCTATTGAGTACTGGTAATCGTCTATCTAGAATTATCGATAAGAGAATTTATCAAAAAGATACTTCTTTAGTTTTAATTACTTGTTCGTTAGCTATTAGAAGAAATAGATTTGGTAATGATTGGCAGACTTATTTATATAAATCTGTTGATGAATACACATATACATATAATGCTTTAGTATTCAATGGATTTAGAGTTAGACCAGCTTCATTACCTGATGGTACTGAGAAAACACAAGAAAATATCTTAAATATTGTTGGTAAAGGAACTCCTTTATTTAGAGCTTTAACAAACAAAGAAGCTATCGATTATAGATATTTAGTGGATTCTTTTGGACTTGGTCTAGGAGAAAGATCTAAACAACAATTAGCTGATATTTGTGGTGATAGAAAAGATATATTTGGTTTCTTAAATATGCCTTCTGTGAAGTCATTTAAAAACTCAACTTCACCATCATATGTTGATGGAAATGGGGATTTAGTTGTTGAATATATCGCAAAAGGATCTAATCCTGATAAAGCAGCAGCATTCACATATACATTCGCTGATGGTGAAGGAAGTACTTGTGTTGGTTACTTTACACCTTATATTCAAGTTGATGATGAGGGTAGACAAGTTTCGATGCCACCTGCAGCACACGTTGCGACAACATATATGAGAAAACATACTTCCAACTTAGGTGGTATTACTCCTTGGACAATCGCAGCTGGTGTTACTAATGGTAGAGTTACTAACATTATTGGATTAGAACACGATTATACAAATGAGGATATTGAATGGTTAAATCAATCTCAAATCAATCCAATTGTATTCAAAAGAAATAGAGGTAATGTTATTGAAACTGAAAACACAGCTCAAACTCTTTACAAATCAGCACTTTCTTACATTCACGTAAGAGAAGTATTGATTGAATTAGAAAGAGAGTTGTCAAGAATGTTAT